GCCAAAAGCCCAAATGACGATGCATACCTTTCGATTCGTTTCCAAAGGATTTGGAAGCGATCACTTAACAAACAAACTTAAATCAAAATACAATCCCTATTTATTCTTAGGGCGAGGAGTCTAATCATGAAAGAAATCGGATATATCAGTTTTTCAGTGCCATTACAGTTAAGCGAAACACTTACTTACTTATCGATGGAGAGAAGAGAGCAAGCGAGAAAGTTTAGAGTCTTTCACGTTCCAACCAAGACAGAGAAGAACGGCGATCAATGGCAAGAGCATTTTCTCGTCTTCTTCGATAAGTTCGGAAAGCTAGACGGCAATCTAACCGTGGCTCAACTTAAAAAAGTGGCCGGTATTCGAGAGGTAAATGTCTCTTGGACAAACGTTGCTTATTCAGAAGCGAAGGAATCCTACGTTCACGTCTTGAATGAACGAACCGTCTCAAAGGCAGAGATCCGAACGATTAAAAAAGGTAAAGGCAAAGAGGCTTATAAGCCTGCTGCTAAAACCGCAGACGCTTAAATGTCTCTGACCAAAGAACAAATGGCGGCGCTGATTATCAAATATCATCCCGCCTACAAAAAAGGGGGGTCTCTATTAGACCTCTGCTTTCCGAAGCAGCGAGAAGCTTTTGAATCAAAGGAGCTTTTGACCGCTATTCAATGCACAAGACGAGCGGGAAAGTCTTATGGCTGCGGCCTGGATATGGTTCAAACAGCGATTAAGCATCCTAGATGTCTAATCCCTTACATCACTTTGACCGCTGAATCAGGGAAAAACATTATTGCGCCGGTCATGAGAGAGATCAAAAAACTCTATCAGGCTCCGATTGAGGAGAGAAAAGATGGCAAAGAATGGCTCGTTCATCCCAATACAGAAAAGGAATCTAAGATCTTCGTAGCCGGTGCCGATCAAAAGAACTTCCTCGATAGGCTGCGTGGTCCGAAATACCCAAAGGTGTTTATCGATGAAGCGGCGAGCTTTAGAAGAACATTATTAGAAACGATGGTAGACGAGATTTTTATCCCTGCCGTAGGAGATTACAATGGCCAAATCTATCTTATTGGGACGCCGGGACCCGTCCCGGATGGCTACTTTTATGATGCCTCTCAAGGGAAGAACGGTTTTAAATCATTCTTCTGGAAGGTTATTGATAACCCATATTTCCCAAATCCCCAGGGATTCATGGAGGCTTTACTCCGAAGAAAGAATTGGACCCGAGATACTCCAAAGTTTCGTAGAGAGTGGCTTGGCGAATGGGTCTTGGATAGTGATTCGCTGGTCTACAAATACAATGAAGAACGCAACGGAATCGATGAACTCCCCAGACAGCACACCGACTGGCGATATATTATTGGAATGGATGTCGGATTCCATGATAAAACCGCCTTCGCCATCGTTTGTTATACGCCTGGTTCTCCAAATGCTTACATTTATCAAACGCTGTCTTTCAATCAAATGATCCCGCATGACGCGGCTATAGAGCTTAGAAGGTTAGTCGATTACTATGACCCGGACTCTGTGGTCATGGATACCGGAGGCTTAGGTCGATCCATCGCCGAGGAGTTTCGTAAACGCTATAGCCTTCCGATTAAGGCTGCCGAGAAGACCGACAAGATGGGGCATATCGAAATGATGAACGATGACTTTCAGACCGGACGCTTAAAAGTCGTTCGAGAGAATAACCAAGGCCTTCTTCATCAATATAAGACACTGCAGAAGCTAGATAACGGAAAAGAAGATCCTACGGTATTTAACGATTTGTGTGACTCCGCCCTTTATTCCTGGCGTGAATCTAAACACTTTACGTTTCAAGACAATCAAACGAAATTAGATAAGAACTCAAATGAGTATATGGAGGCAGAATGGAAAAAGATCTCTCAAAAGATGCAGAAGAATCAGGAACCGGATTTCAATCAAATGATAGACGATTTTATACGATAGGAGAGATAAAAGACTTCGTATTATGGGCGAAAGCACAGAAAATAAAGGTCGTGACCTTGGGCTCTGCCACAATCCATTTCTCTGACCTGGCTTTCGTTCCAGACATGACTCAGGATTCTGAGGTTACAAAACCAACCAAAGAACAGGCTGAAAAAGATTACTATCAAGACCTGTTTTACTCAGTTCAAGGATAAGGGGACAAAATGGCTAAAGAAATATCAAAAGCATGGTGGAAAGAATCTAAGGCTGACGTTTGCAGCACGATTCATGAAACGATCAATTTCGTTAAAACGAATCAAGACTGGCGTCAGCAATTAAATCACATCCATATGCGCCTCTATCAAAACATGAAGAGTGGTGGGGTAGAGATTTTGAACTACGCAGCTTTTGGAGATATTTCTCAAAGCTATGGCAATCGTCTAACCCTCAATGTCATTCAATCAGCCATAGACACGCTAGCGAACCGGATATCGAAGAATAAGCCAAAGGTGAGCTTCTTAACCGATGGCGGCAGCTTCTCTCAAAAGAAGAGGGCTCGAAAGCTTACTAAGTTTATGATGGGTGTTTTCAGAGATGCCAAGGTCTATCAAAACTCTCAATTCGCTTTCCTCGATGAATGCGTCTTTGGAACGGGCGCGATGCAGCCCTTTCGAGAAGGGAAAGAGATCAAGACCGAGCGCATTTGGATTAACGAGATTTATATTGATGACGTAGACGGCGCTTATATGAATCCACGACAAATCTTTAGAGTGAAATCAGTGCCGAGAAGCGTTCTAAAGGCTAAATTCCCAGGACAATCCGATCAGATCGATAAGGTTAAGCGCAAAGAAATACCAGGCAATGCTAGATTTATTGCAGACAACGTCGAGGTTTATGATTCCACTCACCTGCCTTCTAAAAAGGGAGCGAAGGATGGACGCCGAGTCATATGTCTACCTAACGTGACTTTAAGTGATTCTGTTTGGGAGCATGATTATCTTCCTTTCGAGTTTATAAGATTCAAGAATCGTCTTCTCGGATTCTGGGGTCAGGGCGTGGCCGAGATGCTTTCTAATATTCAACTTGAGATCAACCGAACCATTCAAGTGATTCAGAAGTCTTTAAGACTTGTATCCGTTCCAAGAGTATTTTTGGAGAAGGGATCTAATGTCATCCCGCAGCAAATTAATAATGATGTGGGCGGCATTCTTCATTATGTCGGTACTCCTCCAATATTTGATACCGCTCGTTCGGTAAGTCCTGAGCTTTCAAATCATCTCGAGAATCTCTATCGAAAAGCCTTTGAGATCATCGGCATTTCTCAATTAGCGGCTCAAGCGAAGAAGCCGTCAGGGCTGGATGCAGCGGTCGCTCTACGGGAATTTGATGATATTGAAAGCGAGCGGCATATTCTTCTCGGACAGGAATTTCAAGATTTCCACGTTCGTTTAGCGGATCGATTCATTGATTTAATCTGCGATATGGAAAAGGACGGGATTGATTACGAAGTGAAGGTCAAGGTGGACTCTACTCTGGAAACAATCAAATGGTCTGAGGTGAAGATGGATCGTAAGAACTATCAGCTTGAGGCTTACCCGACTTCTTTACTGCCAAACAGACCAGAAGGAAGACTTCAAAAGGTTCAAGAAATGGCTCAAGCCGGATTTTTCACCATTGAAGAGGCTGCCGAGCTTTTAGACTTCCCGGATATTAATTCTGTGACATCTCGTAAGAATGCCGGGATTAGGCTTTTGGGCAAGATTGTTGAGAGATTTTTGGATGCGGATGAAGACGATCCTTCAGACAGCTTTATTCCTCCCGAGCCTTATATGAATCTCACTCAAGGAATTAAGTTTATGCAGGAGAGCTATCTTCAAGCCAAGATGGATAACGTCGAAGAATTTAAATTATCCCTCTTTAGAGACTGGATCGATCAGGCCCAGGCCATGATAAAGGCGGCTCAACCCGCACAGGCTCAAGCTCAGGCTCCAATAGATCCTTTGGCCGTAGCCGAAGCCCCGCCCGTTTCAGATTTAATCAACAACGTCCCAGGGACTGAATCATTTCAATAGGAGAAAAAATGGACACATCAACAACTGATCAAGCGACGCAAACCACAGAAAAAAGCCTAAGTATGGCGGCAGGGATTGAAAAACCTGTATCTATTCCGGCAGAAGACCCAAGCGCTTCCAATACGTTCTTCGGACCTCAAGGCGTAAACAAATC